CCAGCCGCTCCTATAGTAAACGCCAGAGTTCCACCAGCACCCACTGTAGAGGTAATCACAGCACCAGAACCAACACTACTACCAACATTAACAGTTAAAGTATTAGTAGTATATGATGTAATATCAGTAATAATTCCCGCAACAGGATCAGTTGCCCTTGGATAAGCGTGATGAGATTGATAATCATCTTTAGAACAAGTAAATACTAAAGATCCTGTTCTAATTCCAACATCATCAGAAGTAGTCAATCCATGAGAAGGAATAGTTAGAACTAAATCTCCACTAGAAGGATTATATGATGCACTTGTTGCTGTATATGCTGTTCCTGCATAGTTAGTTTTATATAATGTGGTTGATGCCGCACTCACAAATTTATGAGTATATGGAACATCTGTTACAGCAACACTAACAGATCCTCCATAATAACCAGATCCAAATGTAGCATCACCATACCAAGGCATAACAGAACCACCACCAACATAACTATGAGGAATTGTACTAGTTCCAACATTAGTGGTAAATCTATTCTCTGTTTGTGATTTACCAACATTAATAGTTAAGGTATTGTCAGTTATTGAATCAATAGAAGTAATAATACCAGCAACAGGATCGGTTGTTCTTGGATATGTATGAGTTGAAATATAACTATCTCTAGAACAAGTAAATATTAAAGATCCAGTTACAATACCAACAACATCTGATATAGTAAGTCCATGAGAAGGAACTGTTAATATCAAATCTCCATTGGAAGGATTATATGATGCATCTGTAGCTGTATATGCTGTTCCTACATAATTAGTTTTATAGAAAGTAGTGTCTATTCCACTTACAAATTTATGATCATAATATCCAGGAGAAGTATCTAGTATAGAATATTCAAGACTTGTACTACCCAATCCAACATTATTATTAGAAGGGAAGAACGTAGTAGTAATTCCATAACTTCCAGAACATTCAAATTCAAGTCTATGTAATTTTACTTGCTTTACAATGCCAGATTCAAAATTATGCTGATCTGCAGTAATAACTTCTAAGAATCCTGTTGTATTATCATAAAATGCTGTTGTTACACCATTAGAAGGTCCAGTTGTAGCAACACCAACAATATTTGTGATAGTACCATTATCATCCTTTTCTAAATATACTTTTGCTCCTTCAGCAGGTGCATACCCTTTACCTGGAGTAGATCCTAAAGAAATAATAACTCCACCTCTCGGTAAATTATTTTGATTAATATCAGTGTCATTAATAATTAAATCACTATCAATTGAACTTGCTATACCAGTGAATGTAACACTTGATACTCCACTAATAATATCCTCAGAAATCTCATAATTATTTTGAGGGTTGTTTTCTGCTGTAGGTCTTTGAAATATATTACTAATTGTCAATAAACCATTACCACCAGTACTACCCAATCCAACTGTATTAGCTCCACCAACCTTTAAAGTGAATGTTTGACCTATTCCTGTAAATTGATCGGAAATATCATCATATACCTGGTTTGTAGAATAATCATTTCTTAAGAATACTCTACCATTAAAATCAGAAGTAGGGTAATTTAAATTACTTTCATTTTTAATTGCTTGTGGATTTCCTTTAGGAGCATCTGTAAAGTGTATTTCTTTTCCAACAATATTATAGGAACCTCTATACACTTGGGCTATTGAGGAATTGGTATGATTTGTTGCTGATGTTCCTACAAACCCTCTTTCTACTTCAACAAGAGTTGTAGTACCAATACCAGTAATTGGTCCAATACTTGTAGTACCCACACCAACATTCAAAACTTTCATATATTCATTGTCAATTTTTAATACATCACCAATAAAGATTGAAGAAATACCACTTAAAGAGATGTTATTTCTTGAAGTACTAATTCCAGTATTCAAATCATCAATATTTTCTTTTAATGTATAATCTATAGGAGTGAAAGATAATGGTGATTGAATCAAATTATTAATAGTAATAATAGATTTTGTATTACTTAATCCCATTGCAAATTCATGTGCATTTCCCTCACCAACACCTACAAAAGTAACAGCTGTTCCTGCTTTTGTTGTAGATATTTGGAAACTATCTGTATCGTTTCTAATAGCAAAAACACTGGAAGGTAAAGTTGTTATAATTCCAGTTGCACTCTTATATTCCATTGGTGTGGAACCAACACCAACAAAAGTAGATTTTGGTGTGTATATCAATTCCTCATCAGTTCTAAAGAAATGATTATTAATATTAAATGTTCCAGTATCTAAAGTAACAATAGAAGAATTATTAGGATCGAATGATTTTGCAAAAATTGGAGTATTATTAGATCTTAATTCAAAATTAGTTCTATTAATTCTAGGACCATTAACTGAATTGTATGAATATACATTAGGATAATGAGTACATCCACCATAAGTCAAATCGATAGTATTAGGAGTATTAATAAAATCTACTTCAGTATAAAAAACTTCATTAAAAGAAGAAACTTGAATAGTATCCTCTAAAAATTCTAAGTCTGGATGGAAATTTAATACAAAATCATTACCGATATATTCTCCACCAAATGTACCAATTCCACCATATTCACTATATCCATTCCCTATTCCATCAGCAGATAAAATAGGTCCTTGTTGTACACTAACATCTGTACCATCATGTATTGATGTTACTGTATGAAGTGCTTTTGTAGATCCGACACTAATTTCAACTACTGACATAAAAGTATTGAAATAATTCTTATTTGCACTGTAGACAATAGTTGTTCCTATTCCAGTATTATAATTAGATTCGTAAATTAAAGATCTTTCACTTTCTGCTGGTTGGTTGGGTGCTAAAAATCTATAAGTTCCTATTCCAGCAGTAGTTGTACCAAAACCAACTATATTAGAATTAAATTTAATTGTATCAGAGGAAGTATTTTCAAATTGTAATGAAAATTGTGTTCCAGTAAGATCAGCTTTAAATGATCCCATTAAAGTATCTGAATAACCTTCTCTTTGACCATGTGTGTCTGCAAAGAATTCACTAATATAAGTATCGGTTCCATCATGAGTGGCATAAACCTCAACATAATTCATTTCATTAGTAGTTTCATTAATTAATTGATTTTTGGTATAAAATGATTCATATTTATTTGAATCTACACCAATAATAGTTGTTGTTGAATCTGCAGGAGATAAACCTATTGATGAAGATAATGATGTAAATCCAACAGGTTGTGAACCAAATCCTATATTACTATTAAAGGCATTTTCTACTGTTTTAAGATTATAATCATAATCAAAAGCATTAGGTTTAGGAATAAAACGTATATGTGTTTCCCCTAATTCATTTTTAACAATAGTAAATGTACCAATATCCTCTTCATCCTCTAATTCATTTCTTTGTAATAATACAGATGTAATTCCATTACTCAATAAAATTAATTTTGTTGCTTGAATATCAGTAGAATCTAAATTTGAAGTTACAATAGAAAATTCTCTATATGAAACACCAGGATCTACCTTAAAAAAGTCTAAAAATAAAGTAGGTTCTCCTTGTATATTTGAAAATTGATTCTTAATATCATCAATTATTAATACTTCATTACTTTTAGATAAAGTATATTCAGTTAATCTTTTATTTTGAAATTCTATAGATGTAGAAAGATCATCATTACCCAAATCATATACAAAATCGAAATTATTGATAGTATCTACTCTAAGATCATTAATATAATCTTGAATTCTAATTAATGTAGATGTACTACCTACTCCTACAACAGAGGTAGACTTAATTCCCAAATCTGCAAAATTCTTTAAACCACTAGTATGAAGTAAAGAAGAAACAGGACTTCTTAATTGATCAAAAGTTTTAGAACTCTGTACAGAATATGATAAATTTTGATAATAATCATTATCGGGTATTACTTGACTGTCAAAATTTAAAGATCCAACATCATCCGACCAACCAATATCCTTTTGAACCATAAAATTGACTGAAAATCTACCAAAATTCTCAGTAATATTATTAATAGTTGCTTTTGTACCAGATTCCGATCCAACAATAATATCACCTACAGATAATCTATAAGTTCCCGATACTTTAATATAATTATATTCTGTAGACGTAATAACTAAATCTCTCTGAATACCATTAGAAATTATTTTTTCCCCAATATTAAAAAATGAAGGTTCTAATAAAAGACTAAATGTTGGATATTTACTTTTATTAATTAAACTTGATGTGAAATTTTGACTAGTAACAGCTATACCAGTATTAGTAGTCATACCACTAACATCTATAGTTACAGAATCTCTTGATCCTGAAGCTGCTATAGTGTATTTGCTTACTTTACCAAATTTATATCCCAATTCAGAAGAATTAAATCCAGAACCGTCAGTACCAAACTTAGTAATTCCTTCTATATAAACTTCATCATCAACTATAAATGGTTGTGTTGTAAAATTAAGAGCAGGTGTTTGTATATAACATGTGAAAATTCCAGTGGAATTTGATGTAATGCTACTGATTGCAACTCCATTACTATTATTAACAGTTAATATTTCAACTCCACTATCTGGAAGACCTTGTGGAGGCAAAGTTTGATCAATACGAGCAATTGAATTTCCATTCATGGATGCTTCAAGAATACCATTATCAATAATAGTTCTACTTTCTGAATCGATAATTATAATATTAGGGACAGATACATAATCTTCGCCACCAGATGTTACTGTGATAATTCCAATATTATTAGAATTATTAATATTAATTAACGGAGAAATATATGAAGATGGTTGTAAAGTCTTATCAGAAGAATATTCAAATCCTTCATTAATAATTCTAACATTATTAGAATTGCCAATTAACTTTGATTTAGGTGCAACATTAAGATTAGTTCCTTCAGTTGAAGAAGTTCCTACAAACTTAGGTAATTTTTCATAATTTTCTCCTCCATCTAAAATAGTAATTTTATTAACTGCACCTTTTTCATTTAAAGATTTAGTTGTATAACTTAAAGTTGAACACTCAGATTGATTATAAGATAATTTTTCAGGTATTTCATCTAATACTATATTGAATGTAGTATCACCAATACTAACAATATCATAAGAAGTATTATAAGTACTCTGATTAAAAGTTATTTCTGAATAATTTGAAACACTGGTATCTGTGGTATTAATAAAACCAGATTTTTCAAGATTATAATATAATTTAAATGGTAATAAATTATTATATTGAAGTGTAACTGAAGCATTAGTACTTATTCCAGGAGTACCAATAGCTACCACATTAAATGTAGTAGATGATGTAGAAACAAACTCATTTTTAAATTCATTATCATAATAAAGTTTAAATTTATAATCCTGTAACGAAGAATGTGATAAATCAAAAACTAAACTGTTAGTTTTGATAACTGTTAATGCAGGATTAATTAATTTAATAGATTGATCAATGCCTCCAGTAGAACCTATTCCAATAGTAGTTGGTGGATTATTATTAGCATCAACATCTGTTTCACATAATTTTATATTATCACTATTAACTTTGTAAACATAATAAGATTTTGTTGAAATTCCACTCGGAAATAAATCTGCCGAATATGAGATTTTATCACCAGTTTTTAATCCATGAGAATTTAAAGTTATTTTATTTTGAGTTGTATTAATACCTGTAGAATTAAATCCTATAGGATTAACTAAAATATAATTTGTACCTTCTTGTTTTTCTATTTTTACAGAAGATGAAGTCCCAATCCCAACAGATAAATTTGGTTCAATATTCAAGGAAACATTATCACCTTTTTTCAAACTATGTGAAGTAGATACAGAAACTGTTGCAACATTTTTTTGAACATCTCCTGTAATTTGAGTATAATTAGTTTCAAATGAATAAGTATCTTTATCTTGACCTCCACTTACAAAAAATACATCAGAATATTCATTACCATTATGGTCGGTACCCAAACCTGTTTTTATTCCAATTGTATTTCTACTAGAATTTGAAATATAAACAGTAGAAGGTAAATTAAATGTAGTTGAAGGATTATTATCTGTAGATATAGCAATAGCAGCTGTATCAGCAGTAAAAGTTACTAAATCATTATTTTTAAATGGATGATTTTCAATATAAATTCTTTGTGTTGGTACATTAACAGTAATATTACTACCAGCAAAATCAAAAGTCATGGTAGATGAAATACCACTAACGGTACCAAATCCTATCGATTCTTTTGGATTAAAATAAATCTTGTTATTAATTTTAGATTCAAATGAATTGATATTTTGTTGAATAATATTAAAAGAATCTGGTAAAAATGCTATCTTAGAAGATGCAGTATGAGCAACACCTGTAGATCCTCTTTCAACCTTCAATACTCCGATATCAGGATAAACATTTAATAACTTTAAAGTTTCATTTCCAATTGTTAGACTACTTCCAATAGAAATGGATTCTGGAATTTTAGAAACCCATATTTCTGTAGATACACCAATTGTAGAAGATTCTAATGGATAAGTTAAAGAGGCTGAATAAGTAGTTACTCCAATAACATATGATTTATTTAATAGTGATAATTCTGTAGAAAATCCAGAAATTGAAACAATATTATCAGATTCTAAATTATGATGTGGTAAAATAGTAATATTTACTTTATTATTATTCCATGTAAATATCGAATCATTAAAATTATCAATAGATGTATTAATATCTACAATATCCTTACCTTTTAATGATGAAATTTTACTTGTTAACCCACTTCCATTTGTATCTGTACTATCAAATTTCAATATATCATTAATCTTATAATTATCACCACTAGAAATAACTGATATTTCTTCAATAGGACCCTTTGTTACTGTATCTACAATAGCTTTTTGCTTTGAAATCTCATTAGTCTCAATTATAAAATCATTATCAGTATTTTCATCAGAAACTCTATACGGAAATGTATTTCTGATTAAATTTGAATTTATAAAATCAAAAGATTGATTAATATTTTGTTCTAATAATAATGATCTATAAGAATCACCAACAAAATATGGAAATTGTGGACTATCACCATCTATTGTAGCAAAATAAGCATAAATTCCGTTTGGAAATTCTAAAGTTTTACTAAATCTGCCATTATTTCTATCTAAATCACCGTTATTTGTAAATTTATAATCTTCAACGAAAAATCCTTCCGCAAAATCACTACTTAATGGTCTATCAATAACATTAGACACATCTAAGGTGTACCCAGAAGTTAATTTTTTGATAGTAGAACTGGAATTTTGGGGATCTTCGGGAGCATATGGACCATAAATTGGATTTCCATCGTAAGCCCAACCAATAATTTTAGAAGCTTTGTTATTAATTTCACCAAAAGAATCTCTATATTTTTGATTATATCCACAAATACCATATTTTAAATTATTTTCATTATTTAATAATACTTCATTACCATATCTTTTAGATAAATTAACGGTTAATGGTCTAATATTAGGTGAAAGTAATGCATTTTTTCCTCTAGAAACTACATTTATAGAAGTATCTGTAGAAGAATAACCAATACCAGCATTAACAATCTCAACATTTGTAATTTTATTATTTGTAACAACAGCTCTCAATTTAGCACCACTACCTTTACCACTAGAATCTATAACATGTAAATCTGGAACTGAATAATACTCAGTTCCACCAAACTGTAAATTAATAGAATCAAGTTTTCCATTTATAATAATTGGTTTTAATTGACCGTTTTTACCATTTATAATAGAAATAATAGGTTTTTGCTCAAAATTTAATGTAGATGACCCATAACCAGTTCCAGATTCATAAAGATACGTATCAATAATACTTCCTTTTATAGTAGGTGTAGCAGTTATAGTTTCTACAGTTTGAGTATCAGTCCCAAATCCTACTGGAACATATTTTATACTAATATTAATATCTGGATATGCAAAATTATGATAACCTGTACCTGTAGAACCTAAACTTACATAATTTTTTCTTGTATAATTAGAAGTTATTGTTCCGGCAATACCAGCATCACAAAGTTTAAACGAATCATTATCAATTTTAGAAATTTTATATTGATTTGCAGTAGTTACTATTCCTGTAGATGGAATTAATCCTGTTATTTGTGTTCCAGTAGTTGTATATTCAATTATTTCACCATCTTTAAATCCATGATCTTTAAATGTAACTGTATTATAATTAGTTGAAATACCACTAGGTTTAACAATTAATTTTCTATTTGTAAAGGTTCCATTATCAACAATATTAACACCTACAATTGAAGTTTGATTTGGTAAAGTTATAAACTCATGAGTTCCTGAATAAACAGCTGTAGATACTACAGTTGTTATATGTGTATTAAGTCCTACAGTATTAATTCCCGCTATAGAATCATTTAAATTATTATATAATTTAATCGTATTATTATTAACTACATTTGCATAATATGAAGCATTATTAACCAACATTCCTGGAGTACTTCCAATACCTATTCCAGTATTTGGATTATCAGACTTATAAAGTATTTTTTCATGATTTTGAAAATTATGATTTTCTAAAAATGTAATTTCATCTGTTGTAACATTAACGCCGCCTGAATTAGTAGTTTTACGACCATCAAATTTTAATCTTCTAGATCTTTTGACAGTTAATGCATCTAAAGCAGCAGTTCCATTTCCACCAGTTATATCAACAGACATAACCTTATCAACGTCAAATTGTTGCTTATCTACTTTAATATCTACAATTGTACCACGTAATACTGGTTGTACTAATGCAGTTATACCTATACCACCGACAATTTCTATTTTAGGTGGATTGACAACATCATAATCAGTTCCACCATTAAAAACATCAATTGAATTTAATGGTCCATAATAGATTTTATCTGATGATTTATAATTTATAATTTCTACACCATCTTTTAATAACCCAACAGATCCTACAGGAGTTTCAGTCTGTTTACCTAAATTTATGGTAGATTCTAAAGAGAATTTTTTAAGTAATCTTTGAGGAGCAATTATATTTGATTTTTGTGAAGATAATGTAAACTTATGAATATTTTCTTCAGTTGATTGTGTTTGATTACCAAATTGAATATATGTATCAGTATTTACAAAAGATCTGGATGAATATAATCTTATTTGTTTCTTTTGATTATTATCATTAGGATCAGGTATGACTTTTACATAGTAATTTCCTGTTTCTAATCCAACATAATATGGAGAAGGAGAAATAGGTTCATAATAAACTTCATCACCATCAATAAAAGGAACTTCATTATCAAATTTAATTAATCCAAATTTACCAGTATCTATATTCTTATCACTTAAACCAATAGCAGTTGCAAATTTGACATCAATTGTTATGTTATTAGTAAGATTTGTACTATTACTTGCTGAAGATGGTAATGAATTAGAAGCTACATATGCAAATTTATCATCTTCAATATATAAATTTTGAACGTCAGATATAATTTTATCATACTTTAAAGGAACTATTGTACTCTGTGCATTATTAATTTTTCTTCTTAAATCATAATCAATATTTTCTTCAGGTGTATATTGTTGATTACTTAACGTAATCCTATTAGTATTATAATTAAACTCAGTTACAATTATAGGATTAGATTCACCATCTTTAATATTATTAGTTCCTCTTTCTAATATTTCAACTCTATCACCTATTTTAAGACTAGAAGGATATATTGGTTCAAATAATATAGCACCAATAGAATCTAAAGATTTTAATTTAAATCTTACAGAAGTATTATATATCCAAGAATTAGCAAAAATCTCTTTATATGACATATTGGCATAATCGCCATCACCACTACTTTGCAACTTATCTTCTATAATATCACCTATACCATTAACAGAAATTATTTGACCTTCATCTACATTAATATTTTTAGATATTTGTTCAAAATTTGATAATACACCAGTTAATCTTAACTCAACTTTTTTAGTTATATCACCAGATTCGTAACTGAAATAAATTTCATCATTTCTTACAACATCAGAAGAAGAAATAGGATCATCAATACCTACACATCCAAAAAATTGATTGATAGATTTATCTGTATAAGTAATATTATTGTTACCAACAACAATATTACCTGTGGTTCCAAATCCTACTGTAGAATCAACAGGTATTACTGAAGATCCTATAGAAACTGATTCCAAACATTTGGAAGCAGGAGTAATTTTAAAATTACCTTGTATAGTTGATGCAGATTTATCATATCCCATAAAAAGAGATATTTTCCAATATTTTTTATTTTGACCTAAATCTACTCCAACTCTATTAAAAGGTTCTACTCCAGAAATAGATGCATTAGTGTTTAAATCATTTGCCTTAAATATAGTTTGACCAACTAATTTTGAAGGATCTCCAGAAATTGCATCTGCAATTATAATTTCCCTTCTTACATAATCAGCACTTGAAGGTTTTAATAAATAATCCTCCAAATTTATAATTCTTGGTGTTTCTCCATAAAGAACATTGAATAAAATTCTAAAAGATTCGTCAGTACCTTTTGACTCATATAATGATCTAGATTCTTTTATAAAATTTCCAACATTTACATCAGGAGCAAAATCAACATCTACTAAATCTGGAGTTAATGTATATTTTTGTTTTTTATAAAATTCTTTTAAAAATAAAGAACTTAAATTTTGAACATTAGAATCTACACTATGACTTGCTGCTGTAGTATTATTAAAAATTAATTCTCCAGGATTTAATTCTGTATAGTAACTTGTAATCCCACAAAATCCTCTAATACATCCAGTAAACTTATTTTTTTCTGCATTTAATCCAGTATATGTAATGATTTCATCGTCAATTTTTAATAAACCATACTGATTAGGAAATCCTTTAGTACTATTAACACTTATTGTAGTATCACCTATAGTAGTAATACCTGTGGTTATGGTACTATCAACAACAACTTCAGGTGTAAGATTATCTAATTTTAAATATTCTGATAAATTATCAGAAATGTCAACAGGACCTCCCTGATATTCTTGAGAAATATAATATTGCTTTAAAAAATCTATTGTAGTGGGGCTTTCACTCCGCACAAAATCTGGCAGTTGATTATCAAGTATTTGCTGAATCTTAACTTTGGATTCAAAACCAGTCTGTATCATATTACTGTCTTATTAATTGTCCGTTTGAATAACTAGATGTGTAGAAATCTTTAATAAAGGTGGTTCCTGTGATTTCATCACCAGAACTAATAACATCTCTTACCATATTTATTTTACTTTTTGAAAGACTTAAATTTAAATATAATTCTTTTAATCCAACTACATCATTAGATTCTGGAACTGCTTGCACTTCAATAATTCCATCATCATTAAATGTAGAAGTAATATTTACTGTATTTAATAGTATTTCACCTTTAATATAATCCACTGTTCCTGCACTCTTAACAACTACATTATATGTTTGATCAGATTGTATATTTACAATAGAAATAGTTCCTGTTTTTAAGTCATCATTTGGAATATCTGTTATATACACAGTTTTAGCACTTCCACTCACAGTAAATCCAGTAGATTTTATATTAAATCCTTTTTGATTTACATGAAATTGGTTACCAAAACATAACTCATATTGTGCAAATTGATTAAGAGCTGCTTTTAAATCTCTTCTAATTATTATCTTGGTAATATTAGAAGTTATTGCAGTATTAGTACTATCAATTATTTGTTGAATTTTACTATATTTAAATCTTCCTCCAAATTTATTCATACTTACAGAATTTCCATATGTGGTAAGAGAATTCATTACTGATGTTTTGAGTGAATCTGCACTAGAAATTTTTGTATTATCATAATACACTGCTGAATGAAGTTCAATATATAACATTTTCAAATCTGTTATTTTTTGATTAATTCCAGATACAGTATATTGTTTCAATTTAGAAAGAATAAGTGATTTATTAAAATCAGATACAAATGATCCATTTTTAGGTTTTATACTAATATAAACATTTCCAAATTCAGGTGGATCCATTTCTTCACCACCTATAACAGCGATTGATTCAGTATCTGGATATATTCTTTGAACTATTGCCTCATAATCTCTTGGTGTTACTGCACGATATTGTGAAGAATATATTCTTGGTGCAAAATATTTAATTGAACTAATTTCTTCAATATCAGATCCATTTTGTGAAGCTTGATTTGTAATTATACCATTATTTGATATTGATGATGTAAGAAATATAGATGTTCCTGTTAATGGATTATTGTATGAAATTTTTCCTGCAAAAGAAAAACTATTATTTCCACCTACACCATTTCCATTAATACCATCTGTTACAATATATTGAACAGTAATTACATCACCATTTTGTAATTTTTTACCTATTTTACCATCACCAAATAATAATTCATATTTTTCATCTTGAACTTCTTGTATTAAATAAATTTCCGAAAAAGAATCTACATTTAAAATATTTTCTACTAATGAATATTCATTACCTAATGAATTAATATCATCATCTATACCATCTTGAGGTGAGACATCCCTAAAAGTATTTACATATACTTTAATGGTTGAAGTGTCAATACCATTATTATCTAATAAAAATCTTTGATCTAAAGATGCATTAACAGTAAATTTCTTAGTTAAAAATATACCTTCTTTTATTTGGATATTTTCAAATTTTGCTACTCCGTCTGATATAGGTGCAGATACACTTTCTGTTGTGGAAAATACATAAGAAGTATCTGAGGCATTTCCAACACATACTATACCTGCGTCTAATGTCGCTACATTGTATAAAGTATCAGGTGGTTGGGTGACATTAATATTGAATGATATATCTGCTGTGGCTGCCGTTTTAGAGCGTGGTACATAACCTATATTACGTGCCAAGGAAACTACATTCTCACGTAGTGTCGCAGAATCTAAGAAAGATTCATTGACAACCATGTTGGAGTTAAATGCTGTAATATAAGTATTATATGCTAATGTATCAATTAAAACAGAAAAATTAGAACCTTCAAAATCAAATCCAGTGAAATCAGAATTTGCACGTAAATAATCTTTAATTGAGGTCTTTATTTGATCAAAATCAAGATTTGTAAATTTAGTAAACGGCATTTTATCTTGTTGACTCTAAAATGAAGGAATATTCTTGTACTGGAAACTCTTGTCCCACAATATCATAGATAACTGTTACCTCAAATGTATTCTCATCTGATTGAGGATTAACTTCTACTTCTACATTTTCAATTCGAGGTTCAAAATTATCTAAAGATACTTCAATTTGACTTTGAATTGTTGCAGCAGTACCAAAATCAACAAACTCAAATAAACTATTGTATACATCAGAACCAAAAAGAGAATTAAAAAATTTTTCAGTTGGTATAGTCTCAACTATATTACGTACTGATCTTTTAATCGCACTTTCATTCTTTAATACTGGTAAATCATTAGTGACAGGATGAGGGATAAATGATAAACTAATATCTTTAAATGCCCTTGATATCCTTTGAATCGCCATTAGACAGGGGTTTTTTCTTTATTTATACCACTTTCCCAATAAAAAAGGCACCACATGGTGCCTTGTCGTTATCTGCCTTGTCCTCTGTACCTTTTACGAGCCGAGTTACGAGAGGTTGCCGAGTATTTCGAGTGCTTCCCTCTTCCTTGACGAGACTTCTTCGGCGGCGTTTGTATAAAATTACCACCACTTATACCACCTGATGCTTTAGCCATTGTCCTCCAAATAAGTTTCAGTTTTTAATTGTTCATTTGTTGGAGAACCTGTCTGATAAAATTCAATTGCCAGATCCTCCATAATGTCAAAGTATTCCATTTGACTTAAATCATCAAATATGACTTTGCCATCTCTAATGATTCTATATAACTCTCGTTTTCTCATGCCCCACTCTTACTCTTGGATCGCACCAGATTTCGAAACCTGCTTCCTTTGCATCAAGACAGAAAGAAACATCCTCTCCACACATGTCCTGTACCTCGCCACTCTCGAAAACTTGCATCTTGGGAGCAAACCAAGGGTATGGCATACCTTCGTGTTCGAAGACTCCATTCTTGATAAGTAACCATCCAAAACCTGTATAATCTACAGTAAATGGTTTCTTACGCTTAGAGATGCTCTCAACAGTCTCATGGTTCATTACTCCACCATTATTACGGAAATCATCTTCCTCTAACCAGTGGGCGACTGAGGTTGTTTTACCGTCCTCTGTGGCATACCATCCTGCGGCAATGTCTTTATCCATTAAAATTACTTGCCATAATTTTTCGGTATTGAAAACAATATCAGAATCAATCCATAATTGATAATCATATTTTAATTTTCCATCCCACGGTATTTGATTCGGGCCTCGCAGTACATTCGCTCCCAAACACTTACATCTTGCAAAGTTTACCATTGATGAATAGTCCTGCGAAATTTGAATGCTTGCTCCGCATTGCACTAAGTCAAAACAAATTTGTACAAAACTTTTTAGAAATTGGTAAGAAACTCCCCTTCCAGGTAGACAAAATACGATTGCCTTTCCTTTGACCATTTCTTTTGCTTTATCAAAATCCCATTCTGGTTCTTTTTTAATCATCGGTGACTTTGCTTTCACCGTAAATCCTTTAGCCATAACGTTACGTAACTCTTCATATCATACAACATTATATAGTAATTGTCAATATGAAGATTCCTCGTATGCTTTATGACGGTCTTCCATAATTTCTGAGTATGATAAGTCCTCTGTAAAATAAGATCTATATATTCTTCTCCATATAATATTAAACTCCCATTCATTCAAATCTTTAAATAAACATTCATCCTTTAAGTAGATGTGATATGATTTTTGATTATTCATATTCTTCGATGATTATCTCTTTTCCATCTATACGCCATTTTAACTCACTATCTTCATATAAGTCAAGCTCATTAATAATCTCTTCAGGAATTGTTGTAAAATATCGCCCAGTTACTGTATCAATCTCTATGGTGCTAAAAATTTCCTCAAAATTTTTTCTCATATTTTTGAAATCCTGTAGTTGTTTTTATATAGCGAAAAAAATTTTTGTAATTCGGGGAATTTATAGCTGCCTTGGGTAACACTTTGTAGGTTAGGGTAGTTACGCAATTTTAGAATAAGGGGGCAAAACACCCCCTTACTGTCTGATTCACGAACGAATGGGCATAGGCACGAAGCGTTGATTATGAAAATTAGCATATGAAAAGGCACGGCGATTGACTAATTTGAAAGTGCCAAACCGTGTGATCATCACGTACCCCTCACCCTGAATAGGTTGGGAGTCGCCCATGATGAAAGTTTGAAAATCTGCAGTATCTCGACACGCATTTAACGCAAGGTGTTTTATCTCACGAACCGTATCCCATAACTCAATCAAGTTCGCATCACATAAACCCGCATCCTCAAAATCTGAAGGGACAATATCCTTACCCTCACGAATCAAATAGTTTAAGTTGATTTTGACTTTCTTTGCTGTTCGCTCATCTACAAACTTGACGCATGTACTCATATTCTTTGCGTACTCAATTAAATCAGCACACACATTATTAAACGAATCCGTGTTACCTGAAATATACGCTTTAGGTTGAATATATTTGACATCATCGGTTGAATCCAGTTTGTCAAGTAATGGCATTGCGATTGCATCACGCAAATCATTTGCAGCATAATACTTTGTGTGAGGTGCTATGATGATACCCTCCGTGACCTTCTCTGGAAACGAATAAGTCAAGGTGTTCGGACGGTAATTCTTAGCACCACCAAATCCAATAAAGTCACCCTGATAAATGTTTTGAGTAATTGGAAGGTATGCCATACACGCCATAAGAATTTGACGCAGTGCAGGTTTGTATTGATAATGCGTCTCAATATCAGAGGGTGTTTCACAAATGATTATTTTCTTCTTATTGAATACAGACTTAGTTCCCACGAACTGCAAACCAGACGCAGGGTTACGACCCCACACTATAGCGGGTGCGCCATCTATCTTAAGTGACAGAATTAATGGCAGTAAAAAAGCATCCAATACAGATAGGTCACCTGTAAGAATGCTGTCTTCCGGATGTTCAATGTGAATGTTTTTAGTCATAAAAACGAAAGTAAAAAAATGGGATTGTGGAAGGTGCCTATTTCAGGAATGGGTCACAGCACGTGCGAAGTCTGTTTAGGACGTTACCCTGTAGGTCTTCCGCCCTTCCACTCTTATAATATACCAATAAAAAACCCCCTTTAGGGGGTTTGGTGGACAGTTTGTGAACTGGCTGGTTATGCGACTTCTAAATGCTCCGCATCTATTAGAATCATACCGTCAAAAAAGTCTTTGACATCATCACGGAATGAAACGAACCACTCAAACTGTTTTTGAAAAATGCCACATCCTGGTTTTACTTCCTGGAGAATTGCATTTAATCTTGACTTGGTTGTTACAGTCTCCCAACCGCATGAACTAAGTTTGATTGCATTTGTTGAATGATCAAAAGATGCAATGCTGTGACCATGTAGTTTAACAGTTGAGCAATTGGTTGATTCATTGAATTCAACCGCAGTGTTTGACTTAGACCAGTTTGCTTTATTTGAAAGAGCAAAGTTCATCTGCTTTTCAATTTTACGCATGGTAGAAATCCGTTGGTACTCATATATAATACCAATAAAAAACCCCCTAACGGGGGTTTTGTTAGAATTCGTTACACTCTGTTAATGAGTTTCACTAACTGTGTTTGATAGGGTTTCACTGCCTCAAATCCTTTACTGAAATCCTTAAGAAGTTCCTGGATTTCATAATTGTGGATTGCCCATCTT